TTTCTTCTTTTTCTTTTTTTTCTCCATGTTTCTCCCTCAATTTAGATTGAAGATATTTTTTCTGTTTGATTAACATATCAATTTCATCATTTTGTTTTTTAATGACTCCATTGAGTTCCTTAATTAATAAAGACTCTAACACTAATCTTTTAGTTTGATGTTTTAGTGGATGAGAATCTTTTAATTTACTAAGTCTTTCTAAATCTTCTGGGGTCATTGCATCCTCGCAGATTTTACTTCATCGAGTAAAGCATTAATAGATTCTTCAGTGATTTCTATTTCACCTTGATTATTACACTTCTTACAATCCCTGCATTCATGAGGTTGTTTGGCAGTTCCAAGATAGCCATTACCATTACAATCAGGACAAATCATTTTACCACTCATTACTTCCTCCCAAATAAAGTTTCTGGAGTTACATCTGGTGGCGGTGTTAGAGATATACCAGTTACCGCTTGGATATAGGTTTTATCTCTTTCCTCTGTAGTTTTTGCATCCATTAATTTTGTAATTAGTTCTAATGCATTTACAGCAGTTTGATTATCTTTAGTTAAATAATCTTTAAGCATTTGCTTATGCGTTTTGTTTAGTTTCATTTATATTCCTCACTTTCGTTGATAGATTACTTATAGCAGAAATAAATTTTTCTGCAAATTTTTTTCTAGCTTTACGTTTTATATATCCAGGATCAAATCCTGCATTTTCACATAAAATTTTAAACTCTTCACTATCCGTATTTTTTAAAAAGTTTAAAGCTTCGTGTTTTTCTCTTTGACTCACTTCATATCTATCAGGACCAAATGCATCAAAAAACGCTTGACCTAATACTGCTTGCCACAGTTTAGTTTCTGGGTCTTTTTCTCTAATTGGTTCTAATTGAATAGTATGACTACTATATCTACTCATTGATCTTGGTGATCCTATTGGCATTATTTACTCCTTTTTTTCTTTCGTGTTGATAATTTACCATTTAATGATTTTGCTTTTTCATTAACTAGTAATGTTATAGTTTGAGATCGACTAATTGTCATCTGTGGCACAATGACGCGTCTAATGTCGTCAATCTTATTATAAGTTTCTTTTGGTAAAGAAACGTTTTTGTATTTACTTATATCTGTCATTAGTATAAACCTTTCATTAAGAATAACATTTTATCTGGGATGTTATAGTAATTTATTCAAGGTGTCAACATGAAATTTTTTTTAACTTTATATATTTGTTCTGCAATTACTGGAGATTGTATAATTCCTGCACAAAATCCTTATACATACCCTAAAGAATATAACACGCATTACGAGTGTGTGAGAGCTGGACTTACTGAAGCATATGAGATATTATATGCGGAAAAATTTTTTACAAAAGAAAGTTTTATTGAATACGAATTATATCCAAAATTTGGATGTGATAAAGTTCCTGTAAAAGGTAGCGATACTTAAGCTCTACCTTGACCTACGTAAGGTTTATAATTACGTTTTTCTGACTTATTCATTTTCTTTTTATGTCGACCTAAACTAGGTTTGGTCCTTTTTTCGTAAGTATTTACTCCGAAGCCCTTTGTCTTTTTAACCATTCTTTATCCTTATCATCTAATCTTAGATATCTAATTTTACCATTTATGTGTTGTTTAGTATCTTCACCACAATTAGTACATCTATAATAGTCTGGTACAATTGCAACTAAAATTGATTCTTCACCACAATGTTCACAATGTCCATTTACAGTATCTATATTATTAAATAATCTTACTGATTTAAAACTCATATTATATCCTTAAATTTTCCTGTTACGGGTTTATATTTAACTTTACCCTCAGATCTATAAGCATGTAAACAACTTGCTCTTCTTTGTTCGGGTATATAGCTACAATGTATCCATCCACTGTTCGGCTCACCAGGAGTATAAAACTCCAATATCAATTGATCATATTCTAAATTGTTTTTAATCCAGTCAGCAACTTCTGCATTATCTACACCTGGGCATTCGAAATCAGCGGCTTCTGCTTTGGAATGTTGACTATTAGCTGAGCTGCCTATTGCTATACATAATTCTGCACTACGGAATCCGCTAGTTATGGTTACTCTTCCAAACCTATCTCTTACCGGTTGAAGTATATTTTCACATAATACTTTTAATTTTTCTACTTGGTCCGCCGAAGGATTATTATTGATCCCTTTACGGATAGCTGTATCTGATTTTGTTAGTTCGGATAAACTAAAATTACGAGATAAGTTCATTTTGATTTTAATATTTTTTCAATACTATAACTTCCATCTACATTTTTTGCAAGGTGCGCTTGTACTTCACCACACATTAGTTGTTTATTTTCCATATTCATATTACGTGTTGCTTCTCTTTTCATTTTAAGGCATGTGCTCATAGATTCTTGAAATCTATGTTCTATTAATTCACCATTTATAAATAAACATAATGCAAATACTAATTTTATCATTAATGTCCCCCATTACCATTTGCAAACTTAATATCTCTTGTTGCATCCTTTAATTTTTCAATATCTTTTTTTAATTTTTCAATTTCTTTTTCATGACTAGATAACATTACACCTGTGTGTACATTTGCTTCTAACATTTTCTGCATCTTCTCTATTTGTGTTGCCTGCCATTCGAGAATCATGAACTGCTCCTGGTCAATTGGTTTTTGAACACTAGCCTCTAATAAATCTTTTTCAAAGAGCTGGTTTTTAGTTTCTAGCTTATTGAGCCTCTCAATCACACCAAATGCAAACCATGCACCTACAATTATGGCGCCGATCAGGCCAATTAAGTTCCTTAACGGAAGACCGATGTTCGTGTTCTCACTAATTTTCATAGTGCCTTTGTATTAAAAAATGTTTATAGGATCAACTACCAATTATCGTTGGATTTGGTGATTCTATGAGCTAAAACTTTACCTTTGTTTGGCCCATGTTTTACAACATAACCAGAAGTTCCATTAGCATTAATATCTACTTCACTTCTTGCTTTTAATAAAACTTTTGTTTTAGAAGCTAAGTTTTGTTCTTTGTGTCTATGTTTAAACAAATGTGTAAATCTATCTAACATATGTCCTCCTTAATTAGGTGAACCTAATATTATAACAAAAATTTTATTTTTTAATAGTGTTATTTGGTTCTATCTCATAGAACATTTTGTCAGTATCTTCTGTAATCCAATCCGAGCCTTCGACATCCCAGACTGTATTTTGAACTTTATAGTCAGGCCAATCGTTATCAGTAGTGTAGTTATTAACATGCCACAAAATGCGATTATTAGGCTGAGCTGCAAAATTACCGTTATTAAGAGCCAATATATGTGCACACTTATGTTCTTGAGGTATTTGAGAATGTTCCACATCCAAAATATTAGGTTCAGGATGGGCCCAATCAACAGTGAATAAATAATTTCCTGGATAAAAGTTTTTATCCTTTCCACGATACTTACCATCTACACCAGCAAGAAAATCAAAGACATGAACACTAGGCCAATAACTAAAACAGTTCCACAACTGTAACTGGTCGACCGACATATCCGGCACTTCGGATCTAGAAAAACGTTTTTGGAAAAACGCGCTGATAGGCAACCTATAAAAGACTGCACCGTTGGGAAGCATTGCATGAAATAAGAGAGCACGACCTGAAATAGAGCAAAGACCGAAGACAACACAGTCACGCTCCCCTTTCTTATCCATGTCCATATCATACAAATATTCGGTACGAATTTTGCAGTAAATAGGTGGTATATTCGCGTTAAGGTAGGCCATACTTTTATCCTTATATTATCATCATCCATATATATCTCCCCAGTTTTTACCTGATTCAAAATCAACCTTATTTGGGACTTCTAGTTTAACAGCATTTTCCATAATCTCAATAATTTTATTTGCATGTTCTTGAGATTCTACAGATAAATCTAACTCATCATGAATTTGAATATGAGCAACAATACCTTCTTTATATAAATCTAACATAGCTTTCTTAGTCATATCAGCTGCACTACCTTGAATTAATTTATTAAGAGCTTTGTAAGTATAAGCTCTCTTGATCCCTGGTCCGTGTTCCCTGAGTGCATCTTCATGTGACATGGCTTTATGCATACCAAACATATTCGGTTCCCATAGATGAAACCTACATAATCTTCCAAGTAAAGTTCTTATCTGACCACGTTCTTGTGCTCTATTAGAAGCACTATTCATTAACTGTTTTACAAAAGGTACTTTAGCATGATACTGATCAAATAGTTCAGCAGCTTTTTCTTTTGTTACACCTAGTTCAGCTTGTAATTTTGTTTTTCCCATACCATAAAATAATCCTAAGTTGATTGTTTTAGCCTGACTTCTAGGTATGTCTGCCATATCTGCAACAGTTTGATGGAAGTCTGTGTCTGGATTATCATTATATTCATCCACCACATCATACACTGATGGAAATTTTTCTAATGCTGCATAATGTGCAACCAATCTAGGTTCTTGTTGTGAATAGTCAAAACAACCCCAGGTACAGTTTTCTTCGGGTAAGAATAAAGATCTAATTTGTGGTCCTAGGTCCTTGTTCCGTGCTGGTAGTTGCTGTAAGTTAGGATTGTTATAACTAAATCTTCCTGTCACCGTACCACCAGCATCAGAACGGATCTGATTTATCTCAGCATGAATTCGTCCTTTATGTTCAAATCTTAAAATGGTATCTATAAAAGTTGTATGTGCCTTGTTAATTTCTCTAGCTTGTGCTATTTTCTTTACTAAAGGATGATTATGTTCAGAAAGAAAATTTTTAGTAAATGATGGTGCGTCTGATTTCTCTGTTCTTGAATATTCTAAACCGAGTTTATCAAAAACTTTTGCAATACTTCTTGCCGCCCAAATCTGAGGCTCAATACCTGTCTGATTTTTTACTTCTAACAATAAGCTTTCTTCTTTGCTTTGTAATTCTTGTTTTAATGATAGAGCCCGTTCTGCATCTACTCTCACTCCTTTAAATCTCATATCAACTAGACATGGAAATAAATCTGTTTCCAAATTAAAAATAGATTCTATATCTTGATGAACAATTTCTTTTTTAAAACATTGCCATAACTCTAATGTAAGTTCAGCATCTTTTTCTGCATATGATCCAACATGAAGTGCCGGTAGTTGCCACATATCTGCTTTAGGATCTAATCCTCTTTCTTTAGCAGCTTCATTTAAAGCAGCTTCATTTTTACCGTGACCTAAATAATCCCAAGACAAAGAATTTAATGTAAATGAAAATCTATTCTCATCAATTAAACTTGCTGCAATCATCGTATCTACGATTAAACCATTGATTTTTATACCTAAATTACGTATCCAACATACGTCATACATTGCATTATGAAAGATTTTTATAGCTGAAGATTCACAAATATCTTTAAACCATTCTAAAGTTTTCTTACGATCCATGTTGGGTCCTGATCCGTGAGCAATGGGAAAATAAAATTTTCGTCCTGGTACAGCAACTGCAATACCTACAACTTCACCATTACCAATTACAGAACCTGAACCCAGTTTCTTTAAATCAGGATCTCTGGTTTCTAAGTCGATTGCTATTTCATCATACTGTCTTAAATCAGGATACTCTTCTGGTTCAATCCATTCTGTTTGTGCTACAAATAAAGGTACTTTCATTTTTTTTCCTTAGTTATATTTTTAATATCTTCTTCTATTCTGTCACCAACATCTTTAGGTTCTTTTTTCTTTCCAAAAATTTCTTCCCAACGTTTACGATATGTTTCATCTGATGGTCTTGACTTACCATCCCATTGTCTACCTTTTTCTTTTGTCATCGGTATCTTTCAATTTCTTTTTTTCTAATTCACAATAATGAATTATTTTTTCTAAATCTTCTATGCCATTTTTATTTAAATAACGACACACATATTTAATAACATTCCCTTGGAAAAAACTCAAGTTGTTCTTAGAAATAAATTCATAAGGTTGAATGGTAAAGTCTTTATAGTGACTCCCACCTATCTGTTTATCTTGTGGAAATATATCCTCAAACATTTTTTTATTTGTCATAGTTTTCCTTTATAGTTGTTGTGGCAGTTGTTGATTTAACAGGGATGATAAAAATTTGGGACTTCGAGGCCCCGAACCAACGTCGCTCGTTAGAGCATGAAGCTGCCACTCTCCATTGAGACATTCCCTCTATCCCGACCGGTTTAAAATCACAAAGAATAGCCATAACGCTCCTTCTTTGGTTTTAATAAGTATAAACTGTTTTTAGTTCTTGTGATGCCAACATACCAAACTCTATGTTCTTCATCAGCTTTACTAATATTATTTTCAATTGAATCTCTTATTTTTTTAGCATTATCTAAAACAACAATTACATTTTCACATTCACCACCTTTTGCTGCATGAATAGTTGATACTTCTATTCTAGGTTCCTGTGATAATTTTTCACCATTAGATAACATTGTTCTAATATAAAAACATTCATCCTGGTCTGCTTTAGTAAATACATTGTACCAAATATCATCTTTATGATATCCAAAATCATTTAATTTATATAAAGCTTGTGTGTCTTTAAATTGTGGAGCTCTTATTATATACTCTGCTAATTCTTTTGCATCAGCTGAAGATAATGCTGCACCTTTACATAACGCATTAAAATTTAATATAGATTTATAAAGCCTGGTATTATAACTTTTACCGAATCTATTTTTAAAATATAAATTATTTGTTCTTAATTGTTTTGATATTTCATCAGATCTATAAGTTGTTCTAGTTAAAATTAACCAATCACCTTGAGTCAAATCAATATGATCCATATCAAATATATGTTGAACGGATCCTTCCACATCTTTTTTTGGAAAATAATCTTTTTGTTTTCTATTTGATATTCTTTCTAATATAACATTGGTTAAATCTTGTACTGCTGGTGGTATACGATTTGAATATCTTAACACCTCTTCTTCTGCAGGTTCACTTAAAAATCTTTCTACATCAGCGCCAGCCCAGGCAAAAATAGCCTGGTCATCATCACCTGCTAAATAAATATCTTTTGATTTTTCTTTTAATACATCAAACATCATCCATTGTATTGGAGATAAATCTTGAGCTTCATCTATAAATATAACATCAAACTCTTTACATTTTTCTTTTTCATTTACAAACTTAGTGATCATATCATTAAAATCATATAATGAATCACCTTTGAAATGATTATAGTTTAAATAAATATGACCTAATGTTTCATAATCAACTTCATCACTCCATTCATTAGTATTAAATTCATCTTCAACAGATATACCCTTAACTCTAGCTTTATTAATTAACCTAAAGTATTCACTATTAAAATTTAAATAACCAGATTCATCACCTGAATCCGTGACTCTTAAATTTAATTCTTTACCTATCTGTTCATAATGCACGGGTTGCATTACATTTTCTTCACTCATACCTAAAGTATGAAAAGCAAACGAATGTAAAGTTTGAAAATATCTTAAATCTTTTTTATCTAGTCCAGGATTCTTTTCTAACATTCTATCTCTAGCTTCATTAGCTGCTTTTCTAGTAAATGCAAAATAACCTATCTTATTTAAATCAGTTCCTTTTTTAATATACTCATCAACTTTTTCTAATAGTGTATATGTTTTACCTGTACCTGGAGGACCAAATATCTTTTTAATCATTAGAAATTTTCTCCTCTTACATTATTTTTAATAACCTGTTCAGGTTCTTTTCCATCTTCTAATAACTCAGGAAATTTATCTAAAGATACTTTGGTTACTGCTATTGGATTATGTGACTTATCTTCTCTATCTTTTTTTGGAAATCTTTTATTAACACCGAACTCTGCATTAAATAATCTTTTCATTTCCTCTGCAGTCTTACCTCTATTCTCTTTCCATTCTTTATTTTTTAAAGAATTATAAAAACTTGCAAAAACAAAATATGCATGTTGATCTTCTATTAATACTGCACCGGTTTTAAATGCTGCATAAGTTCCTGCTTTAGGTCCATTCAAATATTTACCTAAATATTCTTCTAATAAGTCATCATCACTTGTACCTTTTGGTGGAGGTGTTGTTAACTTAGGTGGAAATAAATTATCTAATATATCTTGAAATTCATTTTGTTTTATTTTTGGTGGAACCATATCAGCTGCTGCACCAATGATTGCTCTAATATTATCCAGTTCAATAATTTGTTTTATATTCTTTGCTCTAACTTCTTTTGTAGTTTGTCCATCAGGTAATGTAACATTAAATACATATTGTGGTTCTTTATAAGTTATTTTTTGTAATCCAGATAATGCTGGAAAGATTCTTTTCTTATCTGATAAATATCCAAAAGCTCTTCTCCTACATTCTGCTTTCATACATACTGGTTGTATTGGATCTTCATTACAAGTATGTCCTTTAGTTTCTCTAGCCCAAGATTTTAATTTCTTTTTAGTTTTTTCTTCTGTCCAATCGATAACTCCGTTTGTTCCAGGTTCAAAGTATTTACCTGGTGCAGCAATAACCATTTTCTCCCAATCATCTGGATATTTCTTTTTAGCAAAGACCATATAGTTGTATAAGAATCTATCTCTGCCATCTGTTAATTTATCTTTAGTTAATATTGCAAGACATGGTGGTCCATCATGAAATTCTTCTCCACCACCATTTAATATTTTTTTAGTATGATCTAAATTAAATTGTTCTAAATCATCTGCACTATATGTATTTGCTTCTACTACATCTATAAATTGATCAAAAGTAAATCTAGTGCCATCTAAATTAAATCCAACTCTTTCTGTTTTTTTATAATAAGGTAGATTAATATACTGACCCATATTCCAATTACCTTCAGCATCTTTACCTAATTCAGTTTGTTTTGGATATATTTCAATGTTAGTTGGAAGTTTTAATGTAAATAATAATCCTTCTAAAAAATTTCTAATTGCAACTGCTCTAATTGGTTCTTTAACAAATAAATATAAATGCATACCACCACTTTTAGATCTAACTGGAACTAATGGTAAATTATGTTCTGCAATGATGTCTAAATATTTTTTATATGGAAAGTTTGAATAACTATGTTGCTTATCATCTATATCAATAGCACCAAACCTTGCCATTCCTCTATCATCACAAGGTTGAATACCTATAGATTGTTTTCCTAATAAATGATTTAAATAATCTCTATCTGTAATTTCTCTATGAGCCCAACCATAAACTGGTTTTGCTTTACCTGTACTAGGATCAATTGATAACCTTGATAAATCAGCTGTACCAAAGTTTCTTTGTAAACCTGTAAATGCTTCTATAAATTTTCTTTCTTTATTATCCATAAACTGTCTCTAGTTTGATGTGGGCGATTGCTCGCCCACACATTAAATAACTTAGAAGTGTGAAGCTTCACCTTTAGCAGAATCATTTGATTCGCCATGTTTAACTTTCACATCTCCTTTTGATACACTATCAGCAAAAGACTTAGCTTGTTGATATAATACAGCATCCTGCACTGGACCAATTTTGCTAACTTCCCAACCAAACCATGTACCTTTGTCATTTGATTGTTGAGTTGTTCTCAACTTATATGTATGACTAAAGAAAGCTGGAGTAAACATTCCGTTCTTTCCTTTCATCTTTATACTAGCCATCATACTATTCCACTTTCTACTAATCTTTAATTGCGTCGATTTCATGGCAATTAAAGCAGTTGAAGGTGTATTACTATTGACTACTACAAAATGACTTGCAGTCTTTTCAATATAATTACCATTAGGTAATCTATCTTTATAGTCTGCACCTCTCGTAGTCTTAGTCATGATATCACTAGAAGATGAGTGAATAGCAACGGGTGCTCCGGAACCTTCGCCTCTATCTTGCCATTCAATATATTCTAATTTGTAATGACAAGGAATAACTTCGATTCCTTTTTCACCATCAAACAATTCACCAGTTACAGAGTTGTAAATCATTCCGGCTTCAGCGCCTTGAACATATTTACCATCTCTTTTATTAACTTCTGGAGATAATTGTCCGAGTATTTTTAGGAATGGTAATGCTAAATCTTCATGAGTTAGATTTTCCACACCTTGATTTGCATCAGCTTCAAACATGTTGACAGATAATGCACCTGCAGTAACTTTTTCAGTAACTGCAGAATTGGTTTTTGGTTCTTTGTTCTTGATTATTTGTTCTTGCGACATAGTTTTTCCTCCTTTATGCACGCGTTATTTTGGTTCGGTTTCCTGCGAACACATTAAATAGGTCAGAGGGCATATCTTTCCCAGACTCGATACGCTCTCTAACCAAAGCCTTAAGTGTCATAGGTTCAACCTTTAACTTCTGGGTAGGTTGATAGCCTTGACCTTGTGCAAGGACAGCATATTCTGCCGCCTTGTTATCTTCGTTACGACCAAAGGAAACAGTAACCTCATTTTTAATAAGATCACCCAGGCCATTTTCACGAAGCCAGTTAAATGCTTCTTCCTTTTTATCTGCGGAAATTGAAGCACCGTAGACGGGTTTTACTTCTACAGCTGAACCGTCTGCTAATTTTAATGTACTGATATTCATTTCTGTCATCATAGTAGGTATGACATCACCAGAAATCATATCAGCTTGTTGCTTTAATTTTTTTAAATTATCTTCAGCAACTTTTATTTTATCTTCTATGTCTCTTAACTTAACTACTTGATCAGCTAAAGATGCTGCATCATTAGTTTGAGTTATCGACTCAGTTTGATCTGCTTCGAAATTAATATTGCTCATATATTTTTATCTCCTTTGTTAGAGTTATTATTTCTTTCTTAGTTCTTTTAATCATATTAAAAGCTCTGTACTTCATATAATAGAAATCAAAAATTTTGTCAAGGTGTACTATAAACATAAATACAACCATAGGAATAAATTCTAAAAATTTAATATCTTTATCTCTTTCAAATAAATTAAAATTTTTTATAAATTGTATATCTTTCTGAGTTACTTTTAAAAAATTTTCTAATTCTAACTTTCTTGCTTTCATACGATACAGTCTATTCTGTATCTTCCATCGTTCTTTATCCGTCATCTACATTACCTTTCTCAAATAAATTAATTTCAATAGGATAGTATGTATGCTCTTGTCTGTCCCATTTCAAGAGATTATATTTACCACCAGTTATATCTGCGGCAATTGAACACGCTACACCTATAATTGCAGGATCACCTGTTAATAATAAATAATCTTTTTCTGTATAATCTTTTAACAATTTTCTTAATTTAAATATTAATGGACCAGGTGACAAAATAATTTGGCTAAATTCAGGCAACAATGTGATTAGTTTGCCATACTTTTGTGCACCCATAATATTAAATTTAGGTTTACCTGATCTGGTTCCAGGTAATTCTTGTATAATATAAACTTTTGAATCTTCCATAATTATTTTTACTTTCTGGGTTGACAAGTAAATAGCTTTTATTATATAGATTGTCAATAGAAAGACAATAAAAAATATTATTATGAATTATAAATTTAAAACTAAACCATATGCACATCAAATAACTGCATTGGAAAAATCGTGGAGTAAAGAAGTATTTGCATACTTTATGGAAATGGGAACTGGTAAATCAAAAGTTCTTATTGATAATATATCTATGCTATACGACAAAGGTAAAATTAATGGTGCTTTAATTATTGCACCTAAAGGTGTTTATCAAAACTGGTATGATACTGAAATTCCTACTCACATGGCAAACCATATAGAAAAAGATGTTGTGTTATGGAAAGCTATGATTAATCAAAAGCAACAAAATGAATTAAATAAATTATTTGTATCTACAGAAAAACTTCATATTTTATGTATGAATGTTGAAGCATTCTCAACTAAAAAAGGTTTAGAGTTTGCAGCTAAATTTATGAGTTGTCATAATACAATGATGGCTATTGATGAGTCTACTACTATTAAAAATCCTGATGCTAAAAGAACTAAAAATATTGTAGCACTTGGTAAGCATGCTAAATATAGAAGAATTTTAACTGGTTCTCCCGTAACTAAATCACCATTAGATTTATATAAACAATGTGAATTTCTTGATCCTTGGTTATTGGAATATAGTTCTTACTACGCATTTAGAACACGATATGCAATTATGAAGTCTGCAAACTTTGGTGGTCGTTCAGTTCAAATTGTAGTTGGTTATAGAAACTTAGGTGAGTTATCTAAAAAACTAGAACCATTTTCATATCGTTGTTTAAAAGAAGATTGTTTAGATTTACCTGATTACACATATACTAAACGTGTTATTCAATTAACTCCTGAACAGAAAAAAATATATCAACAAATGAAAATATTAGCATTGGCCGAATTGAATGGAAAACAAATGACAACTCAATCTGCTATGGTTCAATTAATGAGACTTCATCAAATTACTTGTGGTCATTTTACTGCTGATGATGGTACGATTAAAACTATTAAAAATGAAAGACTTGATGCATTAGTAGATATATTAGATGAAGTAGAAAACAAAGCGGTTATCTGGGCCCACTATAGACATGATATAGATGCTATTGTTAATGCTGTTGAAACTCATTTTGGTAAAGATTCATATGTGACTTATTATGGTGATACTACAAATGAAGATAGACAAAAAGCTATTAAAGAAATCCAAGATCCAAATAGTAAAGTAAGATTTATTATTGGTACACCACAAACTGGTGGTTATGGTATTACATTAACTGGTGCTAATGTTATGGTTTATTATGCTAATGGTTATGACTATGAAAAAAGAATACAATCAGAAGCTAGAATAAATCGTGCAGGTCAAACTAGAAAAATGACTTACATTGATATCATTGCAGAAGATACAGTTGATGAAAAAATTGTAAAAGCTTTAAGAAGTAAAATGAATATCGCTAGTAAAATAACGGGTGATGATCTTAAATCATGGATTTAATTATTTTTACAGATAATTTATATTATTTAGTTCCTGTAACTAAAGAAATGTTACAAGGCTTGACTATTTCTAAAGGTATAGATTGTATGGATCTTTGTGAAATAATAAGAGAAAATTTTACAACTTATATTAGTTCTAAAAACATTCATGTTCTGAATGGACACAATGCAAATTTTTATGGATGTATATGTGGGGCCGAAGCCCCACAATAATTATTTTATTTTTATTTCTTGAGCTTTAATTTCTTCCGGTTCATTAACTCCTAATTTAACAGTCAATACACCGTCTTCCATTGTAGCATCATCAACAACTACATCATTTCTTAATTGAAATTGTTTGTAGAATTTTCTGAATGCTAAACCTTTTTCAATGTATTCTTTTTCTTTGTCATCTACTTGACCAGAAACAGACAATAAACCATCTTTATATTCAACTTTAACATTCTTTTTGTTGAATCCAGCAAGACCTAGTTCAATTCCATATTGTCCTTTTCCATATTTTACCACATTGTAAAATGGAAATGATTGTACTTTTGATAAACTATCAAAGATAGAATCAAAAGAATCACCAAACATTCTATTAGAATTATCCCAAAGATCTTTTTGGAATTTATTAATTAAATCTAAACCTGTCATATTAACCTCCTTGTTATAAGCAAAGTTTATAGGCCACATTATTGTGCACCTGCGTAATATATAGGGGGTACCTAGGGTCGTGTCAAGGTCGTTTCGTTAAAATACAAGGCTCTCAGGAAGACTTTTTAAAGGTCAACTAGTCCAGTTTCGCGGTTTAAGTACTTATATTCGATTTTAGATGTTTTAAAATCTTCTTTTATTTTATTACATATTTTTTCTAGATCAAACTCACCGCAACTGTATACATCAAATTGCATTAGTGCAGGTTTAACTTCATCCCATATATGCATTGCGATATGTGAAGTTTCAATAATTGCAACAGCGGTAATACCTCTGTTACCAGGCATCGTACAATATTTTACATAAGGACCCATAAATACTTTCATATTTATATCCATGATAAAATTATTTAACCAGCTCTTTAAATAGTTTTCTTCTACTGGTGGATTATTTATTTCTGCTCGGACAATAAGATGCTTATGCACCAATAAACTATTTTCCATATGTGTTCCTTTTTAATAAATACCGAAGTATTTTCCGGCTATAGCACCAAGTGCTGCAACAATCAATCCTAATATATAATCTATTTTTTTAGATGTTTTATCTATGTCTTCATGCATATGTTTTAAGTGATTGTTTTTAATTGCATATATGTCTTTCTTTAAACCCTTAATATGGCCATATAAAGATACTAAATGTTCACCAGTAGTTTTAGGTTCTTTTGCCATTATGCTTGATAACTTCCAGGAGAAGTTATGTTTCCTTGTTTTAATTGTTCAAATTCATATGGAGTTAAAGTACTTCCTGGATTAATCGACATATAAGTATCATAATCCATAGTTTGAGTCATTGGTTGTTTAAATTTTTCTAAATCCATTTTAGTTACTTCAGCCATATACGGTGGAATATAATCAGTGGATCGAACCATTCCATCAAACTCACCTGCATCTATTCTAGCTTGAAGATTTTTAGACTCATCCATATTAATTCTTCTAGCCATTTCTCTTTCATCATATCCACCATATTTTCTCATGTCTAGATAATCCATTAAACTTGTAGATCTTCCAAAATCAGAATTTTGTATTTGGTCATTTAAACTCATTATTCCATCTTTTAATTTACGACCTTGATTTATTAAAAATCCAGCGCCAGGTATTGCCACACCGGCCAGTAGATTTAATATACCTTTAAAGGGGTTTGGATTATAGTAATCCGTTGTCCTTGCTCCACCTTGATAGGGTACAAAAGGAGTGTTAGTTTGTTGTGCTCTTAATAAATTGTTTTGATTTAAATTATTTATAAATTCATTTTCAGATCTTTGAAAGTCAGCACCTGTTATAGGTTTTTGATCTATATTTGTAGAATCATATGTGGGTCTAGTAGGTGCTTCATATCTTCTGTAATCAGAATCTTGTCCGCCTCCACCGCCGCCGAGATTTCCTGGGCTTCCGCCTGTACCTGGACTTGTACTTCTACTTGTAGTATTTCCCATAGAGGCACTTTTGGCTTGACTTCTGGTATTACCCATGTCCATTCCGCCACCTCTATAATTTATTCTCTTTGCAATCATAATTAAAAGTTCATCCCAAATTTTCTAAGTCTATCAATAGTACTCTCCACTGGAGTTAAATTAAATTGTTCTCCTAAAGTTGGTTGTGATACTATACCAGTATTTACTGGTGTTCCAGTTATTTGTGAAGGTAGATTAGGCGCTTGGCCCGGGACTACTGTTTCAGGAGCTCTTAATTCTCTAGCTCTACTGGTTCTAGGTGTTAATATACCTTCTAAATATTCGTCTAATTCATCAATACCTCTTCTTAAATTAAACTGATTTACGGAATCTTTAATGTCATCAAATATATCCATGATAGTATCATTTTCTCTTCTAATTCTACTTGCCGCTATAGGGTCTTCAATCATCAATCTTTCAACTAAAGATTCTAATGCATCTCTACTAAAACTAGGTGCTTTGAAATCTCCATTTACTAGATTTCTAATATCTGATTTAGTTAAACGATCTTCAAATTTTTCTACAATTTTATATTCTGATATACCTAATGCTTTAGCGTCTTGAAGTACATTATATAAATTTTGTTGGTTTCTAAAGTTATCCATAATCGCTTCTTTAAATGCACCAAGTTTTTCTTCTGGAGTTGTTCTTGCGCTATAAACTCTAGAACTAAATTCTCTAGAAATTTCTCTTCTATCTTTATTAAAAGATGTAATAATAAATGGCATACTTGCTAGAGGTTTAGCTTCTTCAATTCTAACCCCTGACATTAATGCAGCGATTTCTGATTTTGTGTCTCTTGCAGTACCATAATCTGTAAATCTTCCAGTAGCACCATCCCAAATTCTTTGAGCTGATGTAAATGCACCAGGAGCTAATCCACCTAAAACGTGGTCTAAACTTTTTGCAAATTTGACACTTGTTGAATCTTGATTGTAATAAATATTTGAACCCGTTCGTGTTTTACCACCTCTACCAATAGGTAAAACATCGGTTAATCTTTCAGTACCAATAGATTCAGTTACGAATGGTGTAATAAATTCTGCAATCGCACCTTTTCTTTTACCATCACCACCAACAATACCACTAAACATTGAATCCATAAATATATTGTAAGCGGATTCTTGATTTAATTTCCCATCTGCGTAGGTACCTAAGATTGCATTGACTGGTGCAACCATTGCATCATATGGATTTGAATAAGAAAAATTATAATATTTAAATTTACCATCTGCATCAGGAGCTGTTAATGGAATTAGTGTAGAGTTTTTTTGAAAACTTGGAGCAAACGATCTTTGAAAAGAATTCATAGTTTCATCATCTACACCAGTTACATATTGTGCAGTTTGTTTTGTAACAGTACCAATACCACCTAATACAGTGGATACACCCACCAATCTTCTAGCACCCATTTGTCTTATAAATGGATTCGTACTTGTAAGTTCTCTTGAACCTAAAGCTATGATGTTAGCTGTTGTTCTTAAAATTTCAGCTGGAAAAGCAATGAAGTTACCTAGTGGTAAGTTTCTAATGTTCTTAATGATGTTTGGTACTTTACTATAAGTTGGTATTGTATTAGTAGTTAAGTAAGCGGATATATCTTTTAATGCTTCTTCAGGGGTTTTCTTTAGTCCTGTTAATACATTGTTTTCAATAAATTCTTCTTGA